CACCGACTGAAGGTTAACATAAGGATAGCCAGCCATAAGGAGGTCATAAGGTGATGACTCAAAGAGGAAACATAAGGTGATGACTCAAAGGTCACTTACAGATAGGGACACATAGAGGACTACATATAGTGGTTATAAGGTCACACTAAGCACTACATCTAGTGGTAACACCTAGAGTTAACCCAATGTCACACATAAGGATTGACATAAAGTAAACCATAAGTTACCATAGGGGCGCTCTCTTTGGGTGAACTGAAGGAGGCCATAGGGGGAACTCGGTGTTTATGAACTATGAGATACCCACTCAGATTTTTCTGTAGGATTCTTAAAGGGTACACCAAGTCTCATAAGGTTCACCACAGAGGCTCTATCATAAGGTACTACGCAGGAGCATAGCGGTGAGACTGCGTGTAAGACCCTAAGAGACCCTGTAGACCATAGAGGGTACATAAGGGTTACTCTTAGAGTTGACTTCTTACAGTGATTATAGGGAAGATGAATATCGACCATAATCACTGAGAGCGCCCTAAGCGCCAATGAGCAGTCTAAGGAACACAAGTGAGTAGAGAACAAAGCAGAGTCTCCAGTTCACCGATGTGTTCAGCACTAGATGCGAGACCAATGGAAGCAGCAAGTACAACGAGAAATTTGTAGGTCACTCGATGCGTTGCCAGTGTCTTGAGCACGGATAGTAAGCGCATAGAGCGTCCTCCTTGTTATACTTGATGGTTACACTGTTAGTAGGGATGTAATTATAATTACTATCATCCCACACTGTAAGGGTCTCTAAGAGTAGTCACTAAGTATGCACTTTGCATATGCAGTCTTTAAGTGTCTTTAAGTTGTCTTAGGGTGCCCTTCCCAATAGTGAGTCGTATTAGGGACACCCTTGATTTCATTAGGTTTTTACACCTCACTCAATAGGGTGCCCATAGTGCATAGTGAGTCACTTTACGTGCATACTTAGTTTACCTGCACGGGCTTTCTTGACCCACTGGATGTTTAATCCAAGTTTCTTAGCCACTTCAGCATCTGTGCCGTTAGCAGATAGTACGGCATTTAGCCTCTTATCAAACGACTGTTGAACCCTCTCGGCATGACTTAGGCGCTTACCAGAGGCACCTCCGCGAGTCATTCGACCTTTAGCCCTACAGTCCTCAATGTTCTCTTTCTGTGTTCCCTCAGATAAGTGTGCTGGATTGACACACGAAGGGTTATCACAGGAGTGCACTACCACACATCCTTCCCTTAAGGGACGCTTCAGGTGGACGGTTAGTGCGTATCGGTGTGCCATCCAATGAACACCATCAACACGAATCCTACCGTAGCCACCTTTAGTCTTACACCCTTGGAAGATGTGGCAACCAGTGATACTATCAATTGCCACTCTCATTATACATACCTCCTATTATCTAATTACCACTCAATGAAGCTGCTAGAGTCCCCATCATCCTCGTAGTAGATGTCCACGCCGCCAGACACTAACTCACGAGCCATGTCACCACCGATGATAGGTTTCTCCATGTGGTGCTCAAGGAACTCAAGGGTCATAGCTTCTTCACCCACCTTAGAGTCCACCTGCATCCCTTCACGAAGGAACTCGATACCCAATGCGATAGCATCAAGTCTGTCATCGTGTGCCACAGCGCCCTTCTCACGAGTCATACGGGTCATCTGATAGAACGCACTGTAGCGAACATCATGTTTCCCATCGAGGTCACGAGCGGTCTGGTAGTCCTCACGGATTACTTCGTCACGGATTATAAGGCGGTGTGCACCCATCAATGGTTCGATAGTGTCGCATATACGCATCTCCTTCATGCCACGAGCACGAATCTCTTCTAAGGCACACTTGTGGTGCTTCAGGAGAACAGGAGAGAATACCTTACCGAACATACCATCACCGAAGTTACTCTCGTGTACGACCGTCTGAACCTTCCACTGCTTGGCCTTCTTAGCGAGCTTCTCTAGGGTAGGGTCATCGTAGCCACCACGGAACCCACCGACCTCCATCAAGTAGATGTAGCCGTTCAGGGTGTAGAGGACTGCGTACCCGGTCTCATCCTTACCACGACCACTGGGGTCAATGACGAGAATCTTAGACTGGTACTCAGCGGTTCTTGAAGAGCACGTATGGAAGCTATGGATGTCATCACCTTTCAGACCCACGTTAGGGAGTTCCTCATTGCGGTTCTGACGGTTCGGCAACCACTGGTAAGACAAAGGGGCACGTTCAGGGTCTACAGCACACACGATAGCGTCACGGAGACGTAGTGGGTACTTCTCGGCATCACTAAGGTTCGGGTTAAGCATGAACTGAAGAGTGTAGCCAGCTTTGCCATATTCGAGTTCACGTTCACGGAGGTCATCCATATCGAATCGAACAGGGTCAGTAGGTTGTCCACGAAGAATCTCGTAGCCTTCATCATACTCTTGCTTGAGCATAGGAGCCAGTCGGTCGCCATAGTAGAGAGCCTCGGACTCATTACGTGGATACTGTGCTGGCCAGATTACTGTGCTGTACCCTTTGTTATCCTCAAGTTCCTTATAGAGAGTCATCTCGGTTTGAGGTGTCCCAAGGTAGATAACACGAGAGGTAGGCAACGGCTTAAGTAATGCAGCAAACTCAGTAACCAGTGTCCACAGCTTCTCACGAGCAGAACTTGTAGAACTGTTGCCGGGAACCTCAACGTCATCCGCAATGATAATGTCAGCACGGCTACCAGTCAACTGACCAGTAATACCCACAGACTTCACAGAGGGTGAGTGGTCGGGTTTAGCCAAGCCAACGTCGAAGCTAATCACAGAGTCACGCTGTCCCGGTCGAGGTTTCAACTCAGCGAGGAATGGCAGCAGGTCAATGATGTTCTTAATGAAGATGGAGTTAGCATCCGCACGTTCCTTAGAGGCAGACACGATGAGAACCTTAAGTTGAGGGTCACGCCATAAGACCCACACGACGAACGCACAGGTGATAAAGGACTTGCCGATACCACGGAACGCCTGAAGGATAAACTTCTTGTGGTCGCCGTTAGCGAGTGTACGTGCCATATCAATCTGACACTTTGTTGGTTTAGGTAAGTTCAGAGCCTTCCATAAGACGAACAGGAAGGCCACGAAGTCTCCTTTAAGTTGCGCCACGATGAGCGCATTCTTGTTTGCTTGAGTAGACACTGTGGCCTCCTATTGTTGCATTTCTTTGATTGTATTTTGGAGCGCCTTAATCCACGCATCCCCTCTTTGAGTTACTCCGATAAGACGCTTACTAAACTCTTCGTCAAGTTCGGCTCGACCATCAACGAGGCATCCACCGTTAGCTTGGAGTTCTCGTGAGGTATCTGATAGCTTGACACGCAGCCGCTTACCATCGTTACGCAAATCATTAATGACCCTATCAGTGCTGCCTTCCAGCGCCGCAAGGTCTTCTTGGTATTGTCGTGAGACTTCATTGAGAGCAGCCTGTTTATCCGCAGTCGCCTCAACTTTCTTAACGTACTCATTGTGCACCTCCAGTTTCCATTTAGTGTCAGCCTTGTCATAGCCGTGGTTGTATGCAAGGGTCATCCCCAAGGCAAAGGCCACAGCGATGGCGTAGCTCTTTAAATTCTTGAGCATAACTACCCTCCCCATTTCTCAGATTTCACGTAGAGTCACCGTGAGTTGTGTTGATAATTCATAAAGACCACTAGATGTAGTGGCCTTGAGCATTACCATCAGTTCAGTGCGTACTTCTCATCTTCAGTCAGACCATCGGAGCCTACCATGTTCTGGTACTCTTCGAGGCCATCAGCGAGTCCACCAAGGATGTTACGGTCTGGCTGTAACTTGGAGACTTGGAACTTGTGGCGTTCTAACAGTTTCCCGATTGCGTTGTACAGTTGAGGTGTGCGCTTCTCGTCATCCTGAAGGTCTTTCAGCATACGTTGAGCCATCTCAGTGTCCAGCATCTCAAGGAATTGAATTAAGGATTTATCAGACATCTTTACCCTCCTTCTTCCATTTGATAATCACATCGACTACCTTGGCACCAATTTGAGCCACCGTGTAAGCAATTGCGGCTACATAGAACCACTCGTTAAGTGACAACCCCCAAAAGAGTCTTGCCACACCGTCCGCGCCAGCCACACCCGCAATGGGTGCAGCCTTTACGATTTCATTGTTGAAGTCTAAGGACAACATATAGTCCCTCCTTTAGAAGTAGTGAATCACCGAAGCCCACATTGAGTAGAAACCACGGGAGATTAGAGTTTCGCCCCTGTTAATCCTAAACACAAAGTGAGGGTCTCCACCCTCTCTAACCGCCCTATACTGGATTCCAATCTCAATGTTGGTGGCGTTGATAGCGTGACCCATCGAGGTTGTTGGCAACCATACGATTCTCTCATCGTTAGTCCCGGACATCAACTCAGCAATCGCCGTTACGCGCTGATTGTAGATAGCGATCCCCGGATTATGGATGTCAAGAGTTATCGCCACAGTACATCTAGTTGTTCCAGTAGGGATAGTATCCCCTAAGTTTGAAATGATTCGACTCATATCGGAGTACCACACTGTCTCAACCCGGTCTGTCGCAAACTCAACGTCAGGAGCCTCAAGTACCTTAACGGCTTTCCGGTATCTCTCTAAGGTAGCCACTCGGTTCTCAGCAGCCAGCGCACGAGCTTCTAGGTTCTCTACTCGACCCACTATAGTGCCAACCACAACTGTCGCTTGGTCTAACTCAGCGATTCCCTCATAGGCTTTGATGCAGAACATCACACCAACGTTATATGGAGTAATGTGGCTATGCCCAATACCAATCTGACCACCGTTTCCTAATGTGTTCCCGGTTACGGTCACGTCATGTGCGTGGTTAGGGAGGTCAGTAAAGTGGTTGTGCTCACCAACCCCGGAAGTGCCATAGGTATCTACACCATCGTAGCCACCGCGGCTACCTAAGCGAACATAGCCAGCGTGTTGATAGGCACCACCAGCGTTCTTGTAGGAGATTGATACATCATGAGCATGTGCACCACCGCCACTACCCCAAAATCGACCACCACCTGCATCCGCTGTTCGACCTGTAGCTCTTACTTCGTGGTTATGTGCTGGCATGTTCTGTTCACCATGTTGACCCTTACCAGTCTCATGAGCTTGAGGGTTGTTAGCATAACCTCGTGGGAACCTGTTATGGAACGTTGGTGTCACACCTTCAGGGAACAACTTAGCCAGAGCCGGGTAAGCCTTCGTGTCAAACGGAACGCCACACTCAAGGAATCCCATAGGTGGATTACCACGCAGCACCATAACCACAGTACCAATTGGTAAACTACCGAGAGTAGCCATCCCTTCTAGAACCTTGTCACCATACTTCTGTGCAGTACCAGCAGCAGTCTCAGCGGCATCGCGGAAACCATTGGCATCATTCTTGAAACGTTCAGCATCATTGCGTGAAGACAATGCAGCTTGGAAGGAGTTTTCGGAGTTACGTGCAGCCTCTTCAGCCACAACTCGGTGTGCATAAGCCTGTTGGTCTGCCGTTTGTGCCAAGTTCTTTGATGTCTCAGCAGCATCACGGAAACCGTTAGCTTCGTTCTTGAAACGTTCGGTATCATTACGGTAGGTTAGGGCATTCTGTTCACTAGCAGCCGCCTTGTTTGCCGAATTGAGTGCGGAGCCATCCCAGCGTTTCATCTGGTTAAGGTTCACAGCATCAAAGTCATCCTTAGCATCTGCGACGTTAACAATACGTCTACCGCGAGCATCCAAGTGACCATCATTGTTGACACCAATTGTATCAGCGGTAAGGTCACGAGCCTCTTCTGCAACGTGAAGCGTCTGTACCTGTGAGATGTTCAGGTCGTAAGCACGGAGGATAGAACCATCAGCAAAGTCTACCAGTCGCTCGGTAGCAGATGTATATCGGCGAATCTCGATGAGAGCATACCCATCATTAGAACCCCAGCTACGAGTGGTAGTGATTTGAGTCTTAGTGGTGAATCTGTAGTCTTGGTTTAAGACCAGTTCTTTACGGTCAGCGCCAACTAGGGTTATAGTAACGAACTTACGAGCTAGATATTCAAACGGAATCATGAAGTCTACCGTTGAGCCATCCAGAGGGTAAGTCATTACGGTACGAATTTTAAGTGCCATAATAAGTCTCCTTTCGAGTGTGTTGGATATAGGGAAGCTGTGTGAGCCTTCCCATTAGTGAGTCGTATTGATTACTTCTTGTCAGCCTTAAGGTGAACACCGTTAGCCTCATAGAACTTAATTAGCATCTGTTGAGTTATAGGGTCGTTAGGAACCATCTCACGATGAGCGTTCATCAGGCCAGTCATCATCTCACGCTCGGTAACTTTGTTAGGAGCCGTAAGGACACCATAAGCATTTCGACCAGCGGCAAGAGTTGCCCCAGCGAAACCGAGAGCCGGAACCTGTTCGCCAATAGCACCCATGATGGAATCACCCATGTCACGGGATGTCACTGCTTTAGTCCGGTCACGCTTGTCTTCTCCTTTCGGTAGAATCGTAGAGCGCACCATGAGACCTTGGTCGTACCCAGCAGCACCCATAGCGAAGTTGGCGATACTCAACGGGGAACCTAAGTGTGAACTACGGGATGCAGACGCATACGCAATCATCTTAGGGTCAAGGGCTTTCTTCAAGTAATCCTTCTGTTGCTCTTTAGGGAGACCAGCAGCCTTCATGTGTGCCTGTGCAACATAGTAAGCACCAGCGATTCCGCCAGAGATTGCATAGGTTAACGCCATGTCCATAGCTCGGTGGTTCTTCATAGCCTCGTGACCAGAGCGGATAAACTTAGCGTTCATCGACTTGATGACAAAGGACTTGAACTGAAGCACCAGCTTGGCAGCAGCGCCATAGGCATGAGCATCCTGAAGCGAAACCTTGTGAGGTCTCAGCATTGTCTCATCGGCAACCTTATCAGCTAATCGCCACAAGTCCATAGCACGAGGGTCGTTAGCCAGCTTGCGCTTGTCCTTGAAGGTGTACTTACCGTCAGCACCTTGAGTGACGTTCTCACGGATGAGGTTCTGAATGCCTTCCCACTGTTCCTTAGAGATACTCGCGGACTTCAGCATGTCCTTCTTAATCCACTTGTTGGCACCCTTGCCAGTGATAGCATGAGTGATCACATCTCCCATCACACCCTGTCGAGCCATGTCGAGAATGTAGTTTGACGTACCATTCAGGAACTTGGTGAACGGAGAGCGAGCAGCTAACTCTTGAGTCGTGTGTTTGATAGTCCCTACAGCCTTAGCAGCCATATCTGGAGTATCGGTTGACTCACGGAGTCGCTGAACGATGTCTTGACGAGTCGGACGAATCAGGTCGTCGAACTCTTTGCCAAACACCATTGAGTGGAGTTCCTTGAGTTCCTTGCCGGAGACTGGTTTGTTGCGGAACGCTAAGTCACGCAGAGCGGGGATACCATGCAGCATCGCACGAGTGTTACCCTTCGCCAAGAGACCAGAGATTTCAGTTAGATTCTGCAAGCCCATGTATGCGTTCTTCGTAAAGAATGACATATCGGACAGAGCGCGAACCATAGTGTCACCTACGGTATCCTGATTGCGACGAGCACGACCAGTGAGAATCTTAACGGTATCTTTCAATGCCTCTACTTCACCTTTCATCGTACCCTTCCCTTCTGACTTCTTATCGAGAGCCATAATGGAATCCTTCAGTTCAGCAGTGGTCTTCCCTGTACCACCCATGATAGCAATATCACCATCAACACGGCGGTCATAGGCTGGCATCACACGCTTCATATCGAAGTCACGGAGGTCATTCACAGAGAACGGCTGTCCATTAGGCAGGGTGACGGGCATGTCAGAGTCGAACAGGTTACGGGCTTCAAGGAACGAGTTGTTCTCAATCCCCACGAGACCCTCAATGTTATCGTCGATGACACTTGAAGAGTTGAACTCATCAGTCTTCGCAATACCATAAGCCTTATCGCTGGCATGTTTCATCACCATCTCTTCGGTAACAGCCTTCGGGTCGATACCCAAGGTCTCCGCTAAGTGCTCATCTACACGAGCCTTAACTTCAGGGCGTGAACGGTAAGAGGTCATCCAGCTTGCGGCGATAGCTTCCTGTAAACCGTCAGTACCGCCAAGAGCCTGTGAGTACAACTGCTTGGCTTCCCGTGAGTACACATGAGGAACGTAAGTCCCTTTGTGACGACTATTGGGGAAGATAGAAGTTGCCTTGTTACCGAACATCGCCGGGTTCTCCATCATCTCACGCTTGAGGTCGAAGTGTTCCTTCATGATGTCCATTACCTTACGTTCAGCCTTCGTTAAGTTGGCCTGAAGTTCTGGACGCTCAATAGCGATTGCAGCACGACGATAGATTTCCTGACGGGCACCTTGAGCACCCTGCTTGAACATACCCACAGACCACTCAGGGTCAGCCATTGCTTCCTTCATTGCACCATAGAGGTCGTTGTAGGTTCGTTGGTTCGTACTGTGCAGACGCTCTTTAATGTCAGAGGCAGTAGCACCGAACTTACCGTGAGTACCTGACTCCATACCTGTAGGCGAGCGCACTAAGTCCTTAGCGAGACCACGGATTTCAGCGTGTTCAGAACGTAAAGTCCTCAAGCCGATTTCACTCAGTCCACGCATAGGCAAGCCCCACGCAGCACGTTCAGGGTCTACTTCTGCGAACTCTTTGGCTGTCATCGGGTTAGCCAAGTTGGTGTCACTGATAATGGAACCATCACGCAACACTACGGCACCCGGTTCAGTTTCAAGAGGTGCATACTCAACGCCGTTGTGCTGTGAGAACACTCGGTCTTCACTAGGAGGCATACGGCTTGCGTCATGTCCACCTGTGTTACGTGCAGTCTCACGAGCCTCAAAGCGCATCTGTGCAGCGGAGAATGGGTTCTCAATCTGTTCGGCACCGGACTTACGGAGACCAGCAGCCACACCGTCAGCAATAGCGGTAAGGCCACCAGCGAACAGCATACCTGCAAGGGCAGCTTCAGCATAGTGAGCATCACCACCAGCAACCGATGTGCGGAGTCCCTCAGAGGCCACGTTAAGAGCACCAGCTTGAGCACCGACAATCAACGCCTTGTTTACCAGCTTGAACCCTTTAGCCGTAGTCCCAGCGATAGGAACGTAGGTCAACGGGTCAACACCAGCACCAATAAGGCCAGCAGACAGTTTGGCACCAAGGCCTGCATCAGCAGCCTTAGCGTCCAACTCGAAGTTCTCATTGGCTAACTTGATGAGTTCATCCAGATTCTCAGAGGAACCTCCCAGCACTACATTCATGTATGCAGGGTTCTTCACTTCGTTGCGAATCTTTTCGAGTTCTTCAGGCGACCAAATGTGGCTGTTAAACCGTGTCGGTTGAAGTACGTCAGTAACAACATCGAAACCATTATCACGCTTACCAGCACGGAAGGCCACACCCAATGTTGAGTTGGAGAGTTCTGCTTCAGTAGCGTTACCGAATCCGAAGAAGGTTGAACGCTCGTTAGCTTCGTCGAGTGTAGTTCCTTTGGCTTCCCAATAGTCTTTACCGAACGGCTGATTGGGAGCGGCCTGTTCTTTACCTTGAAAGGACATTGAGTGAGACTCAGGGAGTTCAGTTGTTACCTTTCCTTTCTTCCCGATACCACTCATCGCAGCATCAAACGGAATCCCTTTACCCTTTGGGGTGATACCACCGAATGACTCGATGTCACCACTCTTAGGAGACTTAGCGACATCCAGAAGTGAACGGATATAGTTACGCCCTTCATCACCAATGCCAGCAAAGTTACCGGAATCGTAGGCTTCGAGTTGTGGCTTACCATTACGTCCTTCACCTTGGTTGTACGCTAGGGCAGCTTTCAGTTCGTCACCATCGTACTTCTTAACGAGGTCTGCAAGGTAACGAGCACCAGCATCAATAGACTTAGCTGGGTCGAAGAAGTCCTCATCAGTCTGAAGACCATACGCCTGTCCGGTTGCCTTAGTGAACTGCATGACACCACGAGGTTTCGTAGGGGACACAGCCTTTGGGTTAAACCGGGACTCTACCCAACCGACCTTCCGAAGAAGGCCATAGGAGACTCCATGTGTGTCAGCAGCTTGTTGAAATAACGCATCGTATTCATGCGGTTCGTTCGGGTTATACTTATCCACTTGGAACCTCCTATCGTGGTCTGTTAGTCTTTACCAGTCAGCGTATCCAGAATACCTTTGCCACTCACGTCATCGTACATGCTACCAGAACGCTTAGGTTTCTTGGCTTCACGTTCACGCTTACGGTTCATAGCTCGTGTATGTAGGGTTCGCTTATTGGCATCTTTGAGTGCCTTGTCTCGTGCAGCAGCATCCAACTTAGCTTGGTTCTCTTGGTACATCTTAGAGAGCAACTGCTTGTCATACCTTACGTTGACCTGTCCGGTCGTATCCATCAGGTAGATAGAGTCGCCACGCTCGAACACAGTGAGTTGCTTGTTAGTCACCCAAGGGTTAGTCTCAGCAAGTTTCTTCGCGGCTTGGTCGATGATGTCCTTACCTTGTTTCCAAGAGTCCGGGTCATCGGTCACACGCAGAGAGTTTCTCGTTAATACACCAATGGTATCACCATCAACGTCATCACCTGTGAGAGTCGTAGTGTTCTCTTTGAGGTACTTATCGACCTGTTGCATCGCCATGTCAGCGTTACCTGTACGGTACTTAACAGAGTCGTAAATCTTACGAGCACCTGCATCCAAGGTGGCTGGCATACGGGACAGTTCAGGAGACTGTGAGTTGTTCTTCAGGGAAGCCCAAGCCTTGTCATCCTCGTACTGCATCTCTTTGGTCAGAGACTGTCGAGCCTTATCCGCATCCAGTAAGATTTGTGGGTCAATCCCTTGGTTGTCCATCATGTCCATAGTGAGGAACATCTCGGCCTTGTCCGGGTACAGAGCAGCGAACAGGTTAGGGTCAGCATTGCGCACACGACGAAGGGCATTGAGAGCAACAGCGTCTTCAGGCATCTTCCCGTTAACCACAGCGGAAGTCCATTCCTTCTCAGCGTCACCAATCAGTTCACCTACCGCAGTACGGAAAGCACCCTTATCGGAATCAGCCTTGAGGTAGTCCAACTTCATGCGGTCTTTCTGTTCATCAGGGATATTCATGTTGTCGATGTCAGCCAGCTTCTTGTTCGCATAGTTGACCATATCGCTATGAGTGAACTCGCCAGTGTTCTCATTGGTAGGCATATCGCCATACGCAGTAGACACGTACTCGCCATTTAGTCGCTTCTGGAACTGTGCATCAATGACGCTCATCTTGTTCATCGACTTCTGTTGCTTATCCATCTGCTTCGCCAGTTCAGCGGTCTCTCGCTTCATCCTGTCCTGCATCTGTGTTTGAGCATTGATTAACGCCTGACGTTCAGGAGTCATCTCTTCGCCCGGTTGGATGCGGTCAAGTTCTGCTTTGATAGACTGAAGCTGTTCCCAGCCTGTATTCACGTTCTCTTGGTTCAACGCGGAGTTCACATTAAGCTGGAACGCCTCGGTCTTCTTAGCGTCCAACTGGAACTCGTTATGTTGAGCCTTGACCATCAAGTTGTTCCACTGTTCGGCACCCATCAGTTCCTTGAAGGTAGTCTCCTTGCCATGCAGTTTGACCTTACGGTTCTCAATCTGTTGCAGGAACTGACCACCACCCTCGCGATTAACCACGTCAGACAGACCTTGGCTAATCATTGTGAACGCTTGGTCATCGCTCGGAATACTTCCAGTGGTCAGCCCAGCACTGAAGTAGTTCTCAAAGAACTCACCAGCATATGGAGAACGCAGGGTTTCCGGGTCGGTCAACACAGAGTTCAACTCTACACGACTGTTGATGACAGCGCCCTTCTTAGCTTGGTCACTCAGGAAGTTATCGTGAGCACCGTAGAGGGCAATGTTACGGTCAGTAATGTCTGCGTTGAAGCCCTTCTGATAATGCTCATCGGCCTCGTTGATACCGAATTGTTCCGCATAGTTCTTGGCGGCTTCTTGCAAGCGGCTGTGACGGAACTCTTCCATCTCTTGACGAGTACGAAACTCACCGTTCTTAACCTTCTGCGCCACCTCATCGTCAACCAAGTAGGCCGCATTACGACCTGTCTTAATCTTCAATGCCTCCATCGCGTATGGGTCATCCTGATACAGCAGTGTTCCATTCTTGATGGCCTCACGGCGTTGCTCAGGGGTCAACTTTCGGATAATCTCGTTGGAACGCTCATCGGCCTTATCCTTCTGCTTCTGGTCATACTTCATGTATGCGTCAGCGCCCATCTCGGCGAGCTTACCCACAGTCCCAATGAGTGCGGACTTCTTGGCATAGCTTGGGTCTTCGTAGACAGTAGCGGCCTTAACGTCCACACGTCCAGTCCCACGGAGGCGGCTCGCAGCAGGGGCACCCATGTTACCTAATGCTTGTGCTAACTTACTCATAATTACTTACCTCCTTGGAAACTACCAGTGGACTTAGCGTCTGACGCTTTGACCTTACTGGCTACGGACTTGCCTAGTTTATTCGTCAGAGGGCTACCAGCAGTTGCCACATCGACGAGCTTCGTTAAGCCTAAGCCTAATGGGTCAATGATGGTCTCCAGCTTGCCTTTAAGACGAGGCTCAGACTTATTGATTTCTTTGATTTGACTAATGGTGTTCTCGTGGTTAGCAATACGCTTCCCTAAGATGACACTGTAGTCACGCTTGTAGTTCTCAGTGAGACCTTGGGATTCTCTCAAGAAGTCACCCTCAGTAACGCGAGCTACACGTTCCATCGAGTTACCCTCAAGCATCCCTTCACCGATTGCCGCACGGATAGTCCCCATGTTTCTCACACGGTTCATATTCGCTTGGGTCATCTCTTGGACAGTGGAGTCTACGAGGTCACGTTCCTCTAACTTCAGGTTCGCATCTGCGTAGTTCATCTCCTTAATCATCTGCCAGCTTTTACGACGACCTTGGTCAATCTGTGCGGCCTTAGCCTGTTCACCTTGCATACCGCCCATTACCATAGACGCGCCTTGCATAGCGATAGGGATTGCAGCCATCCAGCACATGGTTAACCTCCTATTGTGAATAGTTGGAATTGGTTACTGTCACCAGTAAACGCATTATGGAATACCGCACCGATAGACTTTAAGAACCTGACGTGGGACTTATTGCCTAACCAGACATAGTTCCAGATTGTCGGATACTGTTTCAGCATCGTATCGCGGTACTCTAGAATGAGCTTGCGGAACTCCAGTTTAGCGGGTCTCGAAAGTCTCCACACTTCGGCAGACGTAACGAACCACACTTGGTCTCCATTGTTGCCACCGATAGCCACAGGCAGTTCATGCAAACTCATGGTCACACATTTAGAGGCAGGTGGAAACGAAGGTTCAATACCGTAGGCTTTGGCCTCATCAATATCCTCATCGGATGGCTTGAATAACTCAAAGTCTCTCTCGGTAGTAGGTCGGATAATCATAGTCATAAAGTTTCTCTCCTATAGTATAAAACCCCTTCCCAATAGTGAGTCGTATTGTTCACTTATTGAGTCGGGGTGTTTTCATTTAGATACCAGAAGAACGACGCAGGTAGTTTCCTTCCCAGCCACAACCAATCACGTTGAGTGGCGTGGTGTGGTCAGATATGATACGAACGATGTTCATTGCAGCATTGCCAACAACGGGGAACCTAAATTGTCCAGTACCAACGTTTAGAGTCCCAGCGCGCAAGGCGTTAGACCCCAACCGAGCACCTGACATATCGTACCTGAACAGCCTAGATGTGTTCTCTACTTCCACAACGAACGCACCAGATTGCTCATAGTTCACCCACGCTCTACGCAACTGCAATCGACCAATGTCTTCTGTAGCCGTTGAGCCGTCCTCGGCGGTCTTCTTGATGAGGAACTTAGAGAACACATAGCGGAAGTCAATAGCCAACCCTAAGTATACATCTTGCCCCTCCCAATTACCATTAAGGTGTATCAGTGGTGTTCCTCCTTGCCAACCACCGAGTGGAGGCTCAAAGTCTATAACCTGACCATCTGTCGCAACAACGTAAATCTTTCCGCGATAAATGCTCATGCCATATACATGGTTTACTTGGATTGACGTACTGTATGTATCGTCGTTATAGCTTCCTTGTGGAATCGTGTACTTAATCTTGTTGTCGATATAAATACGGTAAGGCTCATTCGGGAAGTCAATTGAGTTCTTCGTAAAGTTCACTCTAGCCATCCACGTATGTGTCTGGTTTCGAAGCAGCAAGTACATGGTAGAGCCGATAGAGTCTGCCGCCAGAACCGTTACGTTATCCCCGAACTCCCAATGCGACCAAGACTGTTGTGCTATCTCTTCGTTTAAATAGAGGAACTTGTAGATGAACACCTTGCTCGGAGCGTTGGCAGACAGAACGGACACGAAGTTCTCCGTGCCGGAGCCTCGGATAGAGAACACACCGTTTGGAATGTAGCTTGGGACGTGCGCACTCATATCCTCAGCAGATTTCACAGAGCTAACATCCTGTACCGCATAGTAACGGTTCAGTGACGTATAGGAAGCGCGGGGTGATGCGAAATAAATACCTCGCCCGATGCCATACGGTCTGGCCTTGTCCGACACGTCAAACTCGGTCGTTAGGTTCAACTCTACTGACTTCGGCGAGAGGATGCCCTGTGCAGATAGAACGAACTGTGCTTGGTCAGACCATAACAGCAACTCTTCAGAGAACGGTACGGCATACTTCAGGATTGAGATGCGGTTGTGAGACACAGCAACGTCAATGGGGTCATCGTCGGACAGGTTAGCAACTGACGCAGGGAACAGTGAGAAATACTTGGAGGTGCGGGACATCACAATGTTCTCACCAGCGAGGAATCCTAAGCGGTTTCGGAAGAAGAACACATCGTTGATAGATTGTCCTACCAGAGATGGTGTTGGGTTAGTGTCCATATCACCACAAGTGCGCCAAGCCCACGGAAGCATGTCCATCTTGAATGAACCATCCGGTTGACGAATTAGCGCCCAAGGCATTGTATGGTTGTGGAGACCCTTTGCGACGTTCCAGCCAACTACCTCCTTCCACACCTTTCGCGTTGCGTCGTACTGAACGTAGAACGCATCAGAAGTCTTAGAGGTGTCCCCAACGATGCGGACAGTGTATCCATTCGGAGCCTCTATTGGTAGCTTAGAGAATGACTGACTTGAGTGCATTACTCCATTCATCAACTGATTACCATAACCATCTTTGGTCTCAATGGTTCTGATATTATCACTACCCGGAGCAATCACATGGATATACCCGGAGCCTTCGTTGATAGTCCAGCCTCCCATGTTCTTACGCATCTGTTCTGCAAGGTTCTTTACGAGCCATTGAGCATCAGTCTGTTCAACCTGTTCTGGAGCATTACCATCTGCAATCCTGACGGAAGCCTGTGTGCCACCGTTAATGTGGATACTTAAGGTTCTACCATACTGGCCTCCACGAATATTAATCAGGCAGTCCCCATCCTCACGGAGTGTGTAGATAGGGTCAGTGTTCTCCTGTACTACTGTGTTGCGGTTAACGATGAACGTATAGTCAGCCACAGTGACCATCCTTAAGTCATCTCGCGGATTATCACATCTCACGTAGGCCATATCACCAGATACAGCATACTCTTTACCATTAAGGTCAAACACCCGGATTCCACTTCCAGTGAACACAACGTAATATTGTTCTGTGCTATCTCGGTTGATTAAATGGATAAGGGGTGCTCGGCCTAGCTCATCCCCATAGGCAATGGTCTTTGTGAACACAAGCGGAGCACGTTTCTGTAGACCCTCAGTCTCGGAAGACCAACCATTGATTTGCTCAGACCCTTGCTCGGCAAAGCGTAGAATGTCTGGCTGTTGGCTTATACCTCCCTTGAGGTTCTTAATTGATTGTGAAATAAGTCCCATGAAGGTCTCCTTAAGTTACTTTATGTTTGTGTGGATTAGCGAGACAGTAGGCCACCAGTGAAGGCATCACCATCAAGCATGTTGAAGTTCCCGAAGTCCAATTCATACTCGGCACATTGCATCTTTGCTTCTTGTTCCTCTTCGGCTAACACAGAGTCAATCTCAGGGGCACCAAAGAACCTGTTGTTGAACTGGCGAGCGGCCTTGGTGACAATCCAGTATCGGAAACACTCAGGCATCTCGAAGAACTCCCTCAGTTTGATGATGTTCACGGTAATCGGAGCATCGAAGGTATCCCTGTTTGCTGTCCGGTCAAACACATACCCACCACGGTTGATGTAGGTTGTAGTGCCTCCAGTGGACATAATTGACAGGTAGTCTGACATATAAGGGATTAATCGGTTGAAAGCATCGGGTGTAAGTGTGGCCCCTTCCTCAATGTTGAACGTCCAGCCCTTTGATTGAATCTGGCGGTTAATCTTATTAAGCACTCGACGTGCGTTAGCAACATCGGCGTTAGCATCGCCTTCCAGAGTGGACACAGGCGGTTCACCGATAGAGGCCAAGATGTCATTGACCGCAGCCAACTCTTCACCAGTCTCTAAGGTGGTCTCGTAGGAACGCATAGTTGTTTCCTCCCATTAGTGAGTCTATTACGAAAAAAACCCCTCAAGCACCCGCGAAGGCACCCAAGGGGTTTCATATAGTGTTACTGTTCAGCAGCTAGTTTCGCAGCCTTGTTAGCAGCACGAGTACGGGCAGCTTTCTGTTGTGGCGTTAGCTCTTGCTCAACTTCAGTAAGGGACTCAGTGTCCCCTACGAGTTTGCGAGAAGTTAAGCCTTTTTGAAAACCAGCGCGCCTACTGCTTCAGGGCGCAGACCACCATGACCCATCGCGTACTTAGCGATAATCTGGTCAGCTTGGAAGTTAGCTCGACGAGCACGTTCCAGTGCCATGTCTTTCAGCTTAACAGTACCAACCGCAGAGCGGTGACAGAACAGGCCAACCACGTTATCCAGAGCAACCTTAGCATCGCCAGTCGCAGTCGCAGGGAATGCGTGTTTCTGGTTAGCGGTTACGTCTTCACGGTCATCACCAGCACCACCAGCAGTCAGGTGTGGAACCTCAATGACTTCGAAGCCCATAACGTTGCGGATAGAACCAGTTGCCGGGTCAATCAGTGCCTGATAGTTAGCAGCGTTCGGCATCAGAGCAGCCAGAATCGCGGAGTAGTTATCAGGAGTGGTATAGAAGGTACGGTCAGCAGACGGCACGTAGTTCTTAGTCAGACGAGCACGAGCCAGAGTCAACTGCGCAATGATAGCCTGACCCAGCTTCACTTGGTCGCCTTGCAGGTCAGCAGCAGCACCTACTTCCAGAACACTTGCGGTGCCAAGACCAGCGATGTTCTCGTTGCTTGCAGCCGGAAGGTTACACAGTTTAGCCATTTCAGCCAGTACCGCGCCATCAGCAGCCAGAGCCAGAGACTCGCCCAACTGTGCAGTGTACTCAGAACGCACGTCATAGTGGTTCATTGCGTCTTCGATGTCGTAAATCAGAACGTCAGCAGTCAGCAGACCATCAATGTTAATGGTACGCTCAGTGTGCTTCATGTCTTTACGTTTGTCATCGAGGTTCTCACCCGGTTGCAGGTAAGCAGCTTTGGTACGACCCAGCACAGGGAATTGCGCAGACTTACCGGACTGAATAGAACGCACAAGGTGTTTGTTCATAGTTACGGAGGTACGGGTAAATGCAGTCAGAACTTCACCACCGAAGACCTTCAGGAACAGAGCCAGTTTATCACCAGCGCTCATGCCTTTACCTTGGTCTTTACCCATCTGTTGTCCACCATTCATGTTAGCCATGTTGAATCTCCTTCTGTTGATTTATATGAAAGTTTAAATGTGAGGTACTACTTGAAACGAGTTGGTTCTCATTGTGTATCACTCAAAGGGAGAACGTGGTGTCTCTCCCATTAGTGAGTCGTATTAATTTTAGAACTTACTGTACATCATCTTGCGCTCAACTTCGCCACGGAACTTACTGTCGTGGCGATAGCGAGGGTCGGACATAGCAGCAATCATCTCAGCCTGTGACTCAAAGCCAGACTGTTGGGTGCGTACAGGTGCAGCAGGTACAGCACGTTTAGAGATACTGCGAGCAGCAGGTTTACCGAAAGTCTTCGCACGGCTTGCACCAGCGAGATTGACGATAGCCTTCACTGTAGCGATGTCACGGTTTTCCAGAGCACTAATCAGAGACTCGGCAGCATCAGGGTTTGATACTTCGAGGTGACTATAGATTGCTTGAAACTGTGCTTCACCACCAGCGAACTGCATGACAGACTTAACGTACTGGTCTACCAGAGCTTCCTGACCACGGATGTAGGAGTCGACGAACGACTTAGAGTAGCCAGCTTTTGCCAGTTCTTCATAAGACTGTTCGGACAGACCATCTTCGCCGTATTCCTGTTGGATGCGGACAATGGTGTCTTCTGACAGACCACGTTCAGCCGCCTGATTGACCATCTCTTCGAATCCAGCTTCATGCTCTTCGAGTTGACTTGAGGCTTCATTCAGTTCAGCCGGAATGTCACCCACAGGTTCGAAACCTTCAGCGCCTTCTTCGTTGCCCTCGGAGTAGTCGATTTCCTCAACGGACTCTTCAGGTTCACCGTCAGTGCTGATACGGATTTCAGTACGGTCTTCTTCGCCTTCCTCACCAAAAGGGTCTGGATTACCATACGGGTCATCATTGTGCGCTAACTCGATTGCATCATCGCCATCACGGGCAGCAACATCGAGTTCAAGCATAGCCTGTTCGTGGTCAGTAGGAGTAGACCCACCGACAACCGCAGAGTTCACACCGAAAGATGCGTATACATCAGCGTTAGATTCACCAGCCATAATTGTAATCTCCTTCATTAAAGTTTGAACTCAAAGGGAGGACGCAGTGTCTCTCCCATTAGTGAGTCGTATTAAACCATTCCAGCCTGTTCAGCCGCAGCTTGCATGTTCTCAGGACTTGCAGTAGCCATCGCACCAGCACCAGCACCAGCAGTTGCCGCAGCGTTCTCAATAGCCGTACCTTGAGCGGACTCAGCCATCTCCTGTTGCTTCTCTTCAGGTGTCTTAAGGATACCAGAAGTGTCGATGCCGATAGCGTTCGCAATGCGCAACTTAATGGTCGCAATGTTGATGTCCGGGTCTTGCTGCATAGGAGCCAGAGCAGACCATGCGGCGATACAACGTTCCAGCTTATCTAGGTCTTGACCGCGACCCAATGCTTCCATCCCGGTACTGATAGTCGGCTCAACGGCCTCTTTCGGTAACTCAGGAATCTGATTGGTTGCTTGAAGTTGTTTCAGCAGGACACGAACCATTGGCAACTGAAGTTCCTGTGAGAGAATCGAGTAGACACCACCTAGTGTATCTTCGAGTTCGGATGCGACATAACGAATCTCTTCGGCAGTCACACGCTCACCAGTACGTTGCACAGCGGAGTTCAACATAAAGGCATAGGACAGTCGACCCTCAATCTGTTCACTCACAGCGCGAGCCACAGAGAAGTCAGCGGCCTTTTCGAGTTGCAGGAACGAGATGTCTTCTGGACGACCAGACACGAAGTCACCAGTCTGTGCTTTGGTCAAGCGACGAACCTGTGTGATACCAGCCGGGTTTACCAAGCCGATAACCTTTGCGCTAATCATGGACATCTTGACGATAGCTTCCTGAAGGTTCTCAAGGGAACGTAAGTCACCCAAGTATTCCTCACAGTAGGAACGACCGTATGATTCCCCATCAATGCGTACCATGCGAACCGGGATATACGGACAAGCGTCCACCGGATAAGAAGCATCTGTACCATCGACTTCGGCTCCATCAATCTCTTCGTACTTCAGGTATTCGCCTGATTCCTCATCGAGATAAATGTGAGTATACACGTCCACTACTTCATCGCCTTTGTGTTCCTGACTGGAATCCATAGAGTTCCTTACGTCTTCTGGCAATGCTGCATAAGCAGTCTTATCCAAGGTCACAATCTGTAGTACCGTGCCGAATGCGTCTCGTTGGACAACATAAGAAGACAGGCGATATAACTTCATGGGATTGTAAGTTCCTTCAGGTTCCGGGATGTATAGCAATGCGTTACCAGCCACGACCAACTGCTTCAGGGTCTCAAAGAGCGTCACACGGTAGGAGTTTGACTCGATGTAGTTCATCAAGATACGCTCGACCATTGAGAGACCCTCTTCGACCTTCGCTAGTTCGGCTGGCTGTGCAACCAATTGTTTCGCTTCGAACTCAGAGATGGTCAGCTTCATCCAAGTCTGCATAGGGAACAGAGCGAGCATGAGCTTAGAGGCCAAGTTGTTCAGACCACGAGCGCCAACTGCTTGCCACGGAGTGGTGTAGTCAGTCGATGCGTTGTCGGAGTCTTTAGGGAACAACGAGGGGATTGTGTACTTCGCACAGTTTTCCGCACGGGTCTCATAGGAGTTCCGGTCGTTCTTCAATGCGTCATACACAGCCTTGGCACCATTCTCCGCAAAGCCTTCACGTTTCTGTGAGCTTGCCATAGTGCCTCCTTATTAAATGTTGATACCGCCACCAGAGCTACGAGCGACACTCAGAGATTTCTTACCGCCAGCACGAGCTTTCTTCTTGCCGGATTCGGTTTGAGACTCATCATCGGTGTCCACTTCGTCTTTACTAGGCGGCTCAATAATCTGTGCTGCTGGAGAAGGAGCAGCTACTGGAGCGGCCTGTTGTACAACAACTTCTGGCTTCTCTTGACCACCACCTAGGATACCAGTGGCAGCGCCTACTGTTCCCTTAACAACCTTCTCGACTGGTTTGGACACCTGCTTAACCGCCTTCTTCACAGCTTTCTTAATCTTTTTACCCCAACCCATGATACACCTCCTACGATTTACTTGTTCTTAAAGATGCCAGTACGGATACCAGCCTTGGATTTCTTCTTGGCTGCATCATCAGCCTTCTTGGACTTCTCAACGGAGTCATCCAGTTTCACCTTCAGCGACTTCTTGCCACCAGTTGGCACCTCAGAAGAGGTTCCGGTATCGCGGTCATCATCGTCACCACCAAAGAGAATGCCTTTCGGTTCCTCCGTCAGTGGTGCAGGGTCAACCGCACGAGCCTTGGCAGTGTCCACTTTGGGTGTCTTAATTTTAGGCGACCAACACATGATTGATTTCCTCCCATTGTTAGGACTCAGCTTGTTCCTTACGGATTGCCTCCATGTCGTCCAATGTTTGTGACGCATAGTTGAGACCCGCGAGGAAACCAGCAATGTAGCTTTCAGACCAGCCAGCCTGTTTCAGTCGGTTGACTAATCCAGATTGGAGGGCATATCCAGCGTTATATTGAACTTGCAGATACTCCATCACGCTACGAGGAACGTTAGGAATATCTTGTGGGTTCTCCATGTACTTCTTGATAGGGGTTAACATAATAAATGTTCTCCTTAAAGTTAGAACTTAAAGTAGGTATCATATAGGCACCCCCTCTCCCATAGTGAGTCGTATTGATTTCACGGGGTCAGAATGCCTAGAGTTACACACTCAAAGTGTTGCGATGAATGCAGCCCACACCATTGCGAAGGCTACGATTGCGAACATTACGAACGCAACTGTTCCGGCGACCATAGGTAAATCTCCCTGTCGATAAAGTTGTACTCTTCGAATCGAAGGATGCGAGCCATCTGGCCTTGCTTAATGATTTCCTCTTCGGTCATCCCAGCTTTCGCACCAAGTGTCACAATGGCTTCCCATAGGGTTCGCTCACCCATGTCAACCTTCTTCCATTCGAGAACCGTCTGTCCCTTACGGGCACCAGACTTAAAGGTTTTCTCAACCTGTTCAAAGGCATACGGGTTCTCAAGCCACTCAGCGGTAGTCTCTCCCCAGCCCGGAATGCCACCATAGCCATCCGTCATGTCACCTTTAATGGTCTGATAGATGTGCCAGTAGTCGGCAGTCGTCTGGTCTTGAGTCAAAATGTTACCAGTGGTACACCACAAGAAGTCACAATCAGGGATGGTCTTAAAGTCCTTATCACAGGAGACCAACACAGCCTTCTTGAAACCAAAATGTTTAGCACCGGACCCGATGATACCCATCACGTCATCGCCCTCCAAGCGAGGCTCAAGGATAGACGTCCAGTCCTCAAAGGCTTGCACACGCTCAACGAACGCACGGTAGCCTACAGGCTTACGAGAAGCCTTACGGTTCTCCTTATAGGTTGGGTCAACCAGAACCTTACGCCAGTTCACAGAGTCAGTGAAGGCCAGTATGATAGGTGCACCAGCCCAAGCCTTCTTACGACCTGCATAGGACTTGATGGAGTCTACCAGAATGTTCCAAGCCTTCGCATGGTCACACTCAAGAGTCCACACATCGTCACCCCAATCGGTTTCGACTTCGCTTGCTGCCATCGCTTGGAATACCAGCCAGTCACCATCCATGACCAAGACACCCTTATCGGATTTACCTTGGCGTATCTCATAGAACTCCTTCAGTGTAATGGCGCTCATTACTTCACCTCCTTCCATAAGATTACAGTGGCTTCATAAGGTTCTACTTCACTACACCCATCAAAGGAAGTCTCATAGCCTTGCCAGTGGTCGCCATATCGAGTGAAGAAGCACTCAAAGAAACGACCAGAAGGTAAGTGTTTGACAACATCAAGTTTACCTTCGGTCTTCCCTTCGTCAGTCCAATCTCCAGACACGAACAGTTCGAACTCATCGGGTAACTCATCGCACCAAGGTTCATCAGCCAGTAAGTTAGCCAGTAGGATTTCTGTTGCAGTTAAGGGGTTACTCATACACAACCTCCCATCTTAGTCAAGAAGCGGACACCAGCACCTGTTACTTCCCAAGCGCCAGCATTACGCCCATCAACTGATAGGCACGATATGTGACCTCGGCTTGCAGCCTCAGCGACCAGTGACGCATTGTTGCGCACATAGTTCGACTGAAAGGTCTTAGGGCAGCTTTTGATAGCCGCCAGTACACGTAGATAATCACCCATTACTTCACCTCGCGGATAGTTGCTGGTGCGAACTTGATGCCCTCACCGTGGTGCTCGATGCCCATCTCACGGATTTCATTACGGACACCCTGCTTAACAGCAAAGGCCACAGCACCATCTGCACCGTAAGTCAGAGCCTGAACGAGCAACTCTTTGTCCTGTGCGCTAACTTCCTCACCATCACGAACGCTGCGAGCCAAGTCTAAGATACGTTCCTGAATCATAACTTCGGTCTCAGAGTCAACCTTAACAGTCATTTCGAATGATACTTTAAAACGTTTAGTAATAGCCATGATGCTTCTCCTATAGGTAGTGGTTTCTGACGACCTGTTTCACTTCAGGTTCATCGTTTGATTTAGATTCATTGACAAACTCTAATGCTTCGCTGTAGAACGTGAACGACACCTTCCGCTCATCAGGGTAGTCCCTGAAGTGGCACCAGAATGGAAACCACTCGTGTCGAAATTGAGGGTAGTATAAGGTCTCACCTGTAGTGAGCCTCACCTCCCGTATTCTGTATCTCCAAGCCATTAGTGACAATCCTTCCAGTTTGCGCCAGTCTTACCTTCGGTATCCAACTGACATCTAAAGTTAAAGTGGTCTCCCACATTACGCATTGCTGTTTGTGCCAACTCGACAATCTTATCGGCAATCTCTTGAGTCCGGGCGGCAACCTGTATTTCGTCGTGAACCCATGCCATGTACGCAAAGTCACCATCCCAGCCGTGCTTCAGGCCAGCTTCCAGTAACAGACGTTCAGTCTCGACAATCCACAGTTTACAAATAAGAGCGCCAGCAGACTGCAACAAGGTGTTCAACGCAGCGTGAGGACTACGGACGTGGACTTTACGACCATCCAATCCACGAACCCATCGACGCTTCCAAGTCACCTTCTGTTCGCCACCAACCCACTTAGAGTCCTTGACGAGTGTCCCTGTGATTGCTTCACGTAACGCAGCGATAGCCGGAGTTTGCTCAAGGAAGTTCTTGATGAGTCGCTTACCATCTTCGGCAGTACCACCAACAATCTGTCCAATCTTCGCAGCACCAGCACCATAGAGGAACCCATAGATAAACGTCTTAGCGTTGTCACGAGTTGGCAGACCAGCAGCCAATTGGTTCTTCGTATGGATGTCACCAGTGAGGATAGTCTCAACGTACTCTCCCTCATCATAGCGATACATGAAGTGACCCAAGCATCGTAGCTCAAGGCCGGACGCATCCACACCAACTTGAATCCAAGGGTCTGGCTTACCGTCTTTCATGTTGTGCTCGGCACCGAAAGCAGCACGGCAAGGTTCGCCATACGCAGCACGAATGGAAGGCACCTGTGCCACGTTAGGGAAACTATGAGTTGCACGTCCAGTTACCGCACCGTTCGGGTTAACGCTACCGTGAATACGACCATCCTCTCCAATCATTCGGAGCCAGCCGTTATCACCCTCAGCAACCTGACCGATACGTTTCTGAATCATAAGGTATTCTTTAATCAACTCAATGCAACGCTGTGCATCAGGGTCGTCTACCTTAACGTGCTCTAAGACCTCATCGTCTACCTTTGGTGCACCACTAGGAGTGAACTCAACGGGCACCCAGCCAGCTTTGGTAAGCACACGAGTGATGTGGTCACGACTTGCAGGGTTAAACACAACGTGCTCTACAGGCGTGTATGGTGCGCCCTCTACGTAATCACGAGTGTCCAGTTCACAAGGTTCCAGACCTTCACGTTGCTTCTTGTTCTTTGGCTTCTTGAAGATGCCACCCTGTTTCGGATACTTCACACGAGGATACTTGGTGAGTGGCTTTCCGGTACGAGGATGCCTGAATGCTTCCACACCGCCTTTAGCGGAGTACCATGAGCCAAACGTATTGGTTAACTCTACGAGTAGCTCACCACGTCTGCCAGCGAGTTCTGCGTACAGGTTCTCAAGAGACTTAATGTCAATCGGGAAACCGTTACGTTCCATCTTGGCTAACAACCACGCAGCATCATGTTCCAGTTTGACAGCCTCAAGGCTACCATTCCAGAAACGGTCTGCTTCTGTGCTTCCAGCAGGTGTCTCGTTAGGGAAATAGAATGTGTTGCTACAGAGTTTCTCAAAGAGAGCCTTGGTGACTACAACGTCTTGAACGTTATATTCCATCATGTCTTCGTTGAAGAACAGCCATTCCATACCATCAACGTATTCTTCACCAGACTCAGCCAGTGAAGCCTTGAAGTCGTCCTTGTACTCACCCTTCATTTCGCCTAAGCGATAACCCCAAGCCTCCAGAGCGTGGGAACCAAAGCGTTTACCCGGCAGCTTGCCAGCACGGAGCAGACCAGCATCGGTGTCTTTGATGTTAGAGTAAATCAAGCGGGACATCACTAGGGTATCCAGTACGTTCTCTTTCGGGAACTTAACGTCGCGGCCTAACAGTTTCTTGGCGAGCAACTCAATTACCGGGATGTCATACTTGTGACCATTATGGAACACAATGAGACCACCACGAGCAACCTCAGCTTCGAGAGCATCAATGTATGCCCCAAAGTCATCAGGTCGATAACGGATGTACTGGTCAGTTGTGTAGTCGTAAGTCACCGCACAGTGAAATTGACTAACGTTGTGCAGCAACCCGTTTGTTTCGATGTCGGATAGTAACATTGTGTCTACTCCTTAAAATGTTGAGCGGCGATAGCCCATGAAGTTCTTCGGGTCAATCACTCGTAGGTTCTTGTGGTTCATCTTGTGATACTGAATCCCAGCGACTGTACCCATTGCATCAATGCGTGTCACACGGGAGCACCAAATGTCTGTCCCTTCCACTTTACGCACATACCAAATGTCCGCGTTGCTGGTGGAGGTGCAGAAGTCACCGGGCTTGATGTGGGTCATCTTGTTAGCATCAAAGGTCTGACAGCCAACGCTACCGCCAGTGGCTTTAGGTTTCACCCATTGACCACGAGAGCGAGTCCACCCTAAGTTCTTCAGGATGTGTACCGCAGAATCACGAGCACATTCATACTCTTTTACATCAGCCAGTTCAGCTTGCAGCTTAGAGATTTCAGCTTCGATTACATTACGATTACGCATAGTGTTGTTCTCCCATTAGTGAGTTGAATAGATTTCATACAAAAGTTAATCACTAAGGCCACCCGTAGATGACCTTTAGTTTAACTCTTTTAGATTTCAGACTTCGCAGCCAGAATCATGCCCTCTTCGCCAGTCACTTTGGACAGCAGGAGTTCACGAGTCTTGTCTTCACCTACAGCCACAGTAGCCGCTACAGCAACGGAGGCCAGCAGACGACCTGCTTGTGTATCATCCAGAGTTACACGCTGTGTGTGAGCCTTGGTGGACTTATGGTCTTTCCAACGGTAGACAAGAGTGACCTTGCCATTACGGACGTTGATGTGAACTCGACGAGCATACTGGTCAACGGTATCGGACAGACGGATGGTATTGCCGGGGAATTTAATAGCCATGTTATGTTACTCCTTACAGGAAGAATTTGTTGAGGTCGGTTGCTTTAGCTGCAATCTTAGCAGCAGACGTTACACCAGCACTTGCATCTTCAGACAGTAGGCGTGCCTGTTTAGCCAAGCGTTGTGCCTGTGCAGCATCTTTGCGAGCCTTGTCGTTCAGGCGTTTAGCTTCACGGAAGTACATTTTAACTACCAGTTTACCGAGAGTGTTGATGAATTTAAACATTGTGATTCTCCTTAAGTGGATTGATAAGTGGGAACAGAGTGTCTGTCCCATTAGTGAGTTCTATTGATTCACGCTTGCGATACATAGCCGCTTCTCGCTCGTTCAGTTCTTCCCATTGGTCTTGCCAATCAGAAGTCTTGACCGTCTTCTTCTGGTTCCCAGCCGCTATCTCCATCTCCTTCATCTTCAGGTGATGTAGTCGGTTCAAGCCATCCGGTTTCTTTGTTGTAGGCCATGTGACCAGCCACACCAGTATCACCAGTAAAGCGACACTTAAGCACCCTAAGCTGAACAAGGTTTGGATAATCGCCTTGCTGGTTACGTTCGAGAGCAATGATAGTATCAGATAGTTGGCGCAGAGCACCGCTGCCACGTAGGTCAGTAATGCTAACGGGACGACCTTCTTCATGTGCTTTCCCCTTCTCAGGATTCTTGAGGTGACAGATTACCACCACGACCACACCTTTAGTCTTCGCAAAGGCTTTCAGCTTGGTCATCAGTCGGTCAATCGTCTTACGCTCATCGGAGTTATCTTCCATCCCGGAGACCACAATAGAGATATGGTCAAGCAGGATAACGTTACAGTCTAAGCCATCGACCATGTAGGCCAGCTTTGCGAACAGACGGTCTTCCTGTGACTCCGCAAAGGAATCATACAGGTGGAACATATCTGTGTTGAACAATACGTCATACCACTCATCGAAACGACCGTCCTCTAAGATTTGCATCTTGAGTTCTTTGTCTTGACGTAGACGAACATGGTTGTTCAATCCCATTAAGTCCTGAACAGTTTCCTCAACGGCTTCTTCAAGCATCGCCAATCCTACCTTCGCCCCACCTTTGCCCCACATGAGCATCTGTTGACGGACGAATGTTGACTTACCCATACCGGAACCTGAAGTGACCATGATGACTTCACCACCACGAGCACCCAGCGTCATATCGTTGAGCTTCGGTTGACCCGTAAAGAGCAGACCTGTTGTTTCCTCTTTGACCATAGCCTCACGCACTCGGTCTTTAAGAGACACAGCAGAGACAACACCATCAGGAACCCAAGGTTGAGCATTCCAAATCTGGTCGGTTACTGCTTTGGCTTGTCCATTGAGTAAACACTCATTGGCATCCTTAAGAGGCAGTACAGCGACTCGGACTTTCCCGCTAGGCAGGACAGGAGCACACTCTTCGATGGCCTTGCGACCCGGCTCATCCATGTCGAACATCAGGATAATCTCGTCGAACTGGTCAAAGTATTCGTAGTTGGCAGCACATGTTTTCTTTGCGGCTTGAGCACCCATAGGGAGACTCACAACGGGATACTTCCCTTCTTGAAGTTGGGCTACAGTCAAGCAATCAATCTCACCCTCAGTCACCACAATCTTCTTGCCACCATTCCACAACTGCTTACCAAACAATAGGTCAGCTTTAAGTTTCCCCTTAGCGGAGAACTCTTTGTGCTTGTCACGCACCTTCTGACCCACAAGGTTTCCCTCAACGTCATAATAGTTTGCGACCTGAAGCATCTCTCCGTTGACCTTCGCTACCCAATAGCCATACTTACGGCAGATAGCTTCCATAAGGCCACGAGCTTTGAGGTTCGTATAGCGACCATCTGAATCCCCAAAGTTTAACAGGTTAGACATTTTGTCACCTCCAGTGTTGTATGAGCTTCTGCGAGTCTTCGCCACGGTCTCACGAGTTTCCTCGGTTCCACGCACATGGTTCTGACACACAAAACAATACTGGTGTCCATCAGAATACATGCCATTACCATCTGACGACCCACAGTTCTCACAAGGTAAATGATAGAGGAATATACTCTCTTGTTGTTCTTCCATATCCATGATAGGACTCCTACAGGAACGGACGCAGTGCGCCACAAACGATAATGACGATGACCAGAAGTGTCACCGGAAGTGCTTCACCAAATAGCTTACCAAATAGATTACGCATAGTGATTACTCCTTATACAATTTTAGCGAACAAAGGGAGAAACCTTTCGGTCCTCCCATAGTGAGTTCTATTAATCCTTGCGGGTCAGAATGTAGACCATTGCCAGCATGAATGCGAGGTGATAAATCAAATCGTACAGACCCATCTCGTGAATAATCATCATAATATTAACCCCAATCACTAGTTACTAATTCACCAGTCTTCAGCCAGCGGCTCAAGTTGAAAGACGGACACGCTTTAGGTGCAACGTCATGGTGAGCTTTCACTTCAGCATCTGGATACATGTCCAGCAGGTCTGCAAGTTTCTCTTTCAGAGAGTGCATCTGTGCTGGAGTAAAGTTAGCTTCGTATCTGCCCTTATCGTCAATACCACCAACGAGGCACACACCGACTGACTTACTGTTCCAGTCCTTAACGTGAGACCCAACGACATCGACCGGACGGCCTTCTTCGATTGTACCATCACGGCGAATAATGAAGTGGTAGCCTACATCAAGCCAGCCCTGTTCTTTATGCCACTGACGGATTTCACGTAGACCAACATTCATGGTCGCCTTAGTTGCGCTACAGTGGACAAAGATTGCTTCTGTCACAGCGCGTGGTTTGAATTGTACCTTGCTCATTTCTTCTTCTCCTTCTTGGTCTTTAGTTTATCAAACGGTACAGACCGAGGCGCTTCCTTAAGCCACTCTACTGGAATCAGTTTATCAGCAAATAGTATGCCGTGCTTCTCACAGTATTCAGCGTAGCTTGTTGGCGACCCCTTGTAAATCTTGGTGCGACTGCTTGAAAAGACCAGACGGATGTCCAGTTCAGGATACTGTTCACGAATTAGCAAGTGTTTCTTGCGGTCGTCACTTTCCCATAAGCCTTTAGTCTCCACAAAGATACCGTTAGGTAATAGAAAATCTGGTGTGTACTGGTGATTGCTTGCTGGTACAACATATGGAATCTTCCACATCTCGTACTCAAACTTAACACCCTTACCCTCTAATTGTTTACTTACTTTGTCCTCAAGGCCAGAACGAAATGCTCCTACCTTTCGGATTCCTTTAGCGCCGTAACCTGCCATAAGTCCTCCCATTGCGTATATCACTTATCGTCTGTTGGGAGACACCATAGGTCTGCGAGAGGCGCTTACCAGACTCGCTGGACTGTAGGATATTCATTACGTCTGCGTCTGTGAGCTTGTACCCCTTGTGTGACCTGCCCTTACTCACCATATCCTCGGAGTTCTCCAGCGGAGTTCCTATAGATAGGTGAGCAGGGTTGCAGCATAACGTATTATCACAGGAGTGAAGCACTGTCGTTCCTGTTGGGGCTTCAGACATAACTCGGTGGCAGTATAGAGTCTTCTTTGACTCACCACACCACACCTGTCCGTAGCCCTTCGAGTTCACAGCACCAGTCCACTCCCAACATCCAGCGGAAGTCACCCTGACTCTCTCAAGGATTTTCTCCCGCACGTTCATTTAAAAGTCGCCATCTTCATCTTCGTCTTCCGGTTCTTCGTTCCAACCAGAATCATTTTGAGGACGTTGACGGGTCTGTGCTTCATCAGCTTCGTAGCCATCTTCTTCGATTTCGTCTGACCAATCGTCATCACCGCCACCGAACTCGACCAGCTTAATAAGCATCACGGAATCCAGTTGCAGCTTAACGGAAGCACCTGCCACAGCAGACCAACCGTAAGGGAACAGAGTGTATTTAATCTTCAGTTCAGAGCCACCAGAGATAGCTGGACGCTCGCCACGAATGCGCTTACCTTTGGAGTCCACGATAGCCAAGTCGATTGGTTTGTTCTCACCAGTCTTCTTGTCAGTGAACGAGCCGTAGCACTTGAAGTTGAACGTAGTTGTTCCATCTTCGTTATCCATGAAAGGCATGTCGCCAACATATGGCTTCAGCGGTTTCTTACCCTTGACAACTTTCGGCGGGTTCGCTTCGTACTCTTCGAGTCGAGCAGCGTAGTCCGTCTCATGGGCTTCGACAATCTCGTCAATCATCTTCTGACAGCGAGGGTCGTCGTTGGATACAGTCAGTGATACTTTGTAGACACCACGTTCGTTCTTGAAGTCACCACTACCGAAGTCTGGTTTAGCCAGATAGCAGTAAGGTTCAGCAACACCACGAGCGGAAGTGAATACTTTACGTTTTGCGAATGCCATAATGTTTCTCCTTTAGTTTCTGAAAGTTAAAGTGGGGAAACGTTGTGTCTCCCCAATAGTGAGTCCTATTAAACCTTACGGTCTGGACGAATGCGTGTCACTGCGAAGCCAGCCGGGACATATTGCCATTCAGCTAACTCGTTGGCCTCTTCGAGAGACGTAGCGAACACAGGGACTTCGAACGATTGGCCTTGGCCTTCTACCGTAGCGAAGAACTTCTTGTCACCGTTTACGAGTGACCCTTTGTTTAAATTGCTCATTGTCCTCTCTCCTTCCACTGATTGTATAACTCTAAGTAGTCAGCGTTGCCTGTCTTTTCAAACATACGCTCACACCATTCACTTGGTTTTACCATATTCCACCTCGATAGCCCAATACATTAAACGAAGCAATGCGCCTACTCCAGCACAGATTAATCCGAAGTATAGAATGTCATTAAGCATAGCACTTGTCCTTATGTTTCTCGTACAGTTCACCGTAGAACCCAGCTTTCGCCATGTCCTTCTCTAAGAATGCCAGTTCGGATTTCTTACCAGCACGGAGGCGGTACTTAAGGATGTTCCCTAAGCAGTACCCTTTGAACTGTTCCACAGTCATAGAGCGAGCAATCACTTCGATAGCCTCAATGTCGTCAAACAACATGTAGTGGCTCGGAGTGCGCACACCCTCTATATCTTGTGGTTTATTGACTATAGGCTTACCCACATGAGGAAAGCGGTCGTCACCATTACAGGCTTCACAGTAGGTAGGGCTATCACATTTTTGCATGATACGAGACATTAGAACACCTCCTTGATACGTGCAATTACCAGACGGACTTTAGGGAAACGGGTGACGAGAACCGGAATGAAAGGCCGGGAGCCAGTGGTCGCTTCTTTATATAAGCCAGTCGTAATCACAGCGTGAACACGAGGTGCTAACTCAATGGTCGAGCCAAGCACTTTAGGAATGACTGCGTGTTTCTCAGAGGCCAGAACCGTAGAGCGGTCAGCGCCACGAGCAGAGAAGATGCCATTTGATTTGTTGAAGTGTAGTCGTAACATAAGTGTTTCCTCCATAGGTGAGTCGTATTAGCAATCAGGCCAGCAGTTGTCGTCAATGATAACGAAGGCAAACGTGGCAAAGATAGCAGCAGCAATTAGAAATAGCATGAGGCTGTTCCTCCATAGTGAGTCTAATAGAAACGCGAAAAGGCCAGACCCGAAAGTCTGACCCTATGTTGGTTTACATCTTGACCGTTGGGTCTGACTCGACACCACGGAACATGACGAACGATGGATGACGCAATGAACCGTCTGGAGTTTCCTCCATGTAGGCAACCTGACACTGCCAGCCCTCGTAAGGATTGACCTCACCGAGGATATATGTGTCAGTGTTACAGGATTCCGTAAACTCATCCATCAATGCTTGGCTGATATTGTTAGCGGAGACAACGCGACCGGACTCCAAGAGAACCTCGAAGCCAATCACTTTACCTTCATTAGCCAGACCCGGAGTACCCCAATTGAGGCCAACGATAATACCATCAGCTTCATTCTCAGGCTTCATCTTCCACCAGCCAGACTTCTTGCCCCGCTTGTAGACTTCCAGCGGGTCTTTGACGACCAGACCTTCATGTCCATCAGCACGAGCTTTCTCGTAGAGTTCCTGAAGTTCTACCATGTCGTAGACTTCCTTGGCTTCAGATAGTTCCCAAGTGATTTCCGGGAAGTGTTCACTAAGAACCGGAATGAGGGAACGCACATGCTCTTGCATCAGGAGGGACATAACGCCATACTCTTTGCCTTCTACCATATCGTGATACGGCATAGCAGCATACAGGACAACCTTAAGTTTCTTAGGGTCAAGCTGGAATGGCTTACCTTTGCAGTCACTCCCCCACTCGGAGCAGTCTGTGAACATGAAGTTCTTCTGCTTGAGCCACTTGGTTCTCAGTAGGCCAGACCCTGTGTTGAAGTCTACGCCTTTGACCATCAGTTCACCATCAAGCATGAAGCCATCAGGGAAAATCCAGCGGTCATCTTTGAGAACATTAGCCCAGCGTTGGTCGAACCCATTAAGGTGCTCAAGCGCGGGGATGGTCTTAGAGACACGGGACAGCCACAGGCAGTCAGCCGTATTATCAACCACGATGTTACCACGTACACCATCATGCTTAGTGTCAGCAATCAGGTAGCCAGCTTTGTCGAGTGCTTTCTTAATGGCAGACTCAACGTAGGATACTGCTTTGAACGGCGAGGTCTTAAATGTGATTTCCATGATGGAACTCCTTTAGTGTGTCGGTTAATAAGTAATCAAAAGTTAATCACAAAGGCCGCCATTAAGATGACCTTGAGTTTAACTCTTTCGCAATAGTGAGTCGTATTACTTCCAGTGCTTCAGGTCACTGTGTACCTTACGAAGCCATTCAGTCTGTGCATTGCAGCGAACGTCTTCATCTGACTGCTCGAAACACTTAGTGGTCAGCATTAAGCCGTCCCGCAATATAACTCGAAGTGTCTCACCGGCAACCATCCGCCGCTGTGCGAAGTCCTCATAGCGATAATGTTCAACGACCACATTTGCATCATAGTCTTCTTTGAGTCGTTCGATAGCGTCTTTGTATGCTATTAAGTTACCACTGTATAAGCGACCCATTAGAGTGCCTCCTTCCAGTTACGTTTCTCAGCGTTGCCACGTTGTGTCTTGTGGCGTTTCTTCATGCGGTCTTTACGTTCCTGCCATTCAGCACCATGTTCGTTGATTACGTTGTTGCGCTTAGTGGTTGGTTCAAAGTTGGTACGCATAATGTTGTTTCCTTTTGTGTAGTTAATGACAGTTAATCATGAAGGCCACCAGAAGTGATGACCTTGAGTTTAACTTTCAGTGTTCCCACTAGTGAGTCGTATTGTCTGCAACCTTACGTGCAATCTCAATGCGACCCGCTACGTCTTTCTTATAGTAGGTGAACTCTTTGCGCTCACCATCAGTGCACGTCTGTGTCAGCAGATAGCGGTCGTCTTGTTCCACCCATGCCAACGCTTGGACTTCCTTACCACATGAGCCAATACCCAGCTTGAACTCAGTGCGCTTCCAACCAGCATCCGGTATGTGAGCGGTGAACTTAATGGACGTGATGCCACTGAACAGGATGTCATCGCGGAACTTCTCAAGAGTCTTGATTCGTTCTCTCAGTTCCTTGTTGCGGTTCACATGGTCTGTGATGATTGCCTTAGTGCGGTCACTCTCAAACTTGATGTCGTACTCAGTCTCTCGCTTGTATCGCTCAATGTAATTACGCATGGAAGCCAGTTCACTATGACCTTCAGCCAGATTGTCTTTGAGAACTTTACGTTCCTTATAGGCTGCATTGAGTTGGTCATTGAGTTGCTTACCAGTCTTGAGGAAGACGATAGCCAATGTAGTAGACACGATAGCGGTAGTGGTTGCAATGAAAGTAAACATAATTGTTGCCTCTTAAAGTTAGAACTTAAAGTATCTTAAAGTTTAGGAAGCCCGAAGGCTCCCAATAGTGAGTCGTATTAGATTCCGTTAGGCAAACGCAAAGTCTGACTTAAGGATTTCTTGGAGGTCGAGAGCGCCTTTAGCTGGCATCTCAGGCATCTTGTCAAGCTGTGATTCGTGCAACTGGTCAGCAAATTGCTCATAGAAGTCTGCGAGTACATCGTTCTCTTCGTAAGTGTTGACCATCGTTTCACGCACTGCTTTAAACAGGTTGCCAGCATCAGCAGGGATAGTACCAAAGGAGTCATGAATCAGTGCGAACGATTCCACACCGTAGACCTCGTTGGAGCGAACCACGGTCATGCGCAGGTGGCTACCATCCATTGAGTGCACAAAGTTAGGTGCAATGCCTGACTCCTGCTTACGAGCATCAATCCCGCTATCCTTGTTGGTGTTCACGGTAGGTTGCAGACGAATCTGGCCTAAGAACATCAGGTTCAAGCGGGTCTGTACTGGCTTCTTGTATTCCTGCCACACAGGGAAGCCATCAGGAGTAACCCAATGTACTGCGCAACGCTTGCGAAGAACCTCTTTGGTCTTCTTGTCCTTGACTTCAGCAGCCAGAAGTTTAGCAGCAGACTTCAACCAGTTCATCGCTTCAACCGCTGCGACAACTGTGACCGTTACCGCTTCCCAAATCAGTTTAGCCATGTAGCCAGCCGCTTGGTTCGGTTGAGTGAACATCAAGCCCTTGCCATCGTCGATAGCTGGCTGAATGGTGTCCTCAAGAACTTGGTCGCGGAAGCCATACTCTTTGGAGCCATAAGCCAACGTCATGACCGAACGCTTAGTGACCTTGCGAGTCACACCATATGCCAACCATTGACCCGCCAGTTCCTTCGTGCCCAGCTTGAGCTTCTCAGTGATTTCTCCTGTGTCCTTGTTGGTCACAGTTTCCACTTCGTTATCAGTGCCGTTGATTACATCCTGTTGCATAATCTCATTCACACGTTCAGCAACGATGCGGTAGATGTCTTGTACCTCTTTGCTTGGCAGCAGGTTAACCGCACGACCACCGACCTCATCGCGGAGCATTGCGGAGAAGTGCTGAATACCGGAGCAGCTACCATCAAACGCCAGCGGAAGAGAGCAGTTGTAGTTCATCCCGTGGTGCTGGACTCCTGCATACTCAAAGCAGAATGCGAGGAAGCAGAACGGAGAATCTTGTTCAGCCCACCAAGTGTTAGCAATAGGGTCAGTCGCAACGCTCATGATGTTCTCATGGTTATCATCAATGAACTTGATACGTTCAGCGAAGTCCACCTTGTCCACACCAGCAGTGTTAGCACCGTGAATCTTCAGCCAGTAGTACCCATCGACACCAATCGGTTTACCTTTAGCCAACGTCAGCAGACCTTTAGTCATGTCGTTGCCTTGCGGGTTAAACATCGGCACAGCATACACACGACCGCGCCAGTCCATGTTCATTGGGAACCAGATAGCTTTAAACTGTGCGAACTTATTGGCCTGACCTAACATGAACTCCATGCTCATGCGGCGAGAAACTCGTGCTTTCTCTTTGCGATAGATTGCGGAGGCCGCTTTCTTCCACGCTTTCAGAGCCGCTTCGTTCGTGTCGATGTCTTCAGGTTTGACAGGCAGTTCACCACGTTCGAGAGCAGGTACATCGTCAACCGGGCAATGCTTCCAGTTCACAATCTCGTTGACCACTGCCAGAACCTTCTTGTTAATCTTCCAAGGAGTATTCTGTGCGATGTTCACCGCCTTGTAAACTTCAGGCATATACACATCGTTGTAACGCTCAAGTCCCTTCTTGCTACCAGTGCGAACCAGAGAGAGAGGCTTGCGTCCAGCAGCCCAATAGCCACCACCTACCGGAGAAGTCCAAGGCTTCGGAGGGACTACACAAGGTTGATACATCGGCGCAATCGCAGCCAGAGCGCCAGCACGTTTAGATAACAGGTCAACGTATTGCTCAGTTAACTGGATGTACTCGCCATCCTTCTCAACGTTACCAGCAAACGGTCGGTGTAACTCAACGAGACCCGTAGACCCGATGAGCAGTTCCAACATACGAACGCCTACGTGAATGGTCTCTTCAGGTGTCCATGTAGTCCACTTGGTTTGCAGTTGACCAACATCAAGCATCTTGCCCTCTACGGCTTGCATAAATGCTTTCTTGTAGACGATACCAACGCGCTTATTCAGTGCCTCCTGTACATGGTTCTTAAAATGCTTCGCCTCTTCGTCACGGATGCGACCAAAACGTAGTTCATCCTCAATGCTGCGACCAATCTTAGTGGCTACCGATTGCAGGTTGGTAAACTCTTCTTTCGTCAAGCAAGCCAGTGTTACCTTCAGTGTGATGAACGCTGCCGCTTCAGGTGCAACCTTCTGTACCAGATTGTAGGCTACTGGACGCTTGCCACGCTTCGCTTCCACCTCGGTGAACCATGCGCCCCACGCTTCGATGAACTTCGGTGCGAGGGATGACAGGAGAGGTTTAGCTACTGCGTTATCACCGAACTCACCCGCTTTGATTTGACGTTCCATTGCCTTAAGGAAACGCTTCTCGCCCTCAGTGTGCGCTTCATGTTCCAACTCAAGCTGCGTAGCCGCAAGCTGTGCGCCGTAATGGTCAGCCAGAATGTTGTACGGCTGGATTGCGTTAGCGATGTCAGAGAAGTCGTTCTTTGGTGCGTTGATTACGTTAGTCATTATTGCCTCACGTTGTTAAGAAAGTTTATCTATGAAGGCCAGCAGTCAGTGCCGACCTTGAAGATACACCTTATCAGCCCATAAGTTGTGCGTCAAGTACCTTGTCAATCATCAGTGGTGCGCCAGCTTGGATAGCCAGACCGTCAGCCACTTGCCACTTGAAGCCGTTCACTTGGTCAACCTTGCGTACCGTTGCGTTGCCATTGTGTAACCAGAAGTTATGCCAATCAGACCCCATGAGCATCTCAGCGCGGCGCTCGTTTCGTTCGATTACACCACGTTCCCTACGGATTGCCATAAAGTGTAAGCGGTCACGTTTAGCCACACGTTCGGCGTGTTTACGGTTACGCTTGCGGCGCTTCATGTTGGCCTTGCGGTTGATGCGGAACGTGCCGTTCGGGTCACGCTTTGCCTTACGGTTGCGACACCGTTCAATGATGCGCTCGTTAGCTATCGCCTCGACCTCAGCAATCAGTGCTTCAGGGTCTAACGGAAAACCGTCCTCACGTTCACGGTCATGAGAGAAACTAACCGGGTCAGTGATGTAAGCGACATCGTTCTCATCGAACATGATGTTCCCGCTGTGCATGTCGAATGATGCAATCCCGTAGAAGAACTCACGAATCATCTTGCACGTTTCGATGAACTCCATGCTAACAAACTGTGCGTACTCTTCAGCATCACCGCCAGTACACTCTATGAACTCACGGGCAGCACTCGCATAGTTCCCGTGTGTATCATTAGCGTAGCGGTCACATGCTAACAGCTTGTCCAGTACGACCGTATAACAGCCAGCGTGACGTGCTACGTGATAGATGTTAGGGATACCCGCTCGACCTTGGTGCATCCGGCAGAAGGCCGTGTAAGCAGCGCCTGAATCCTCTTTCTTAAAGCCAACCTTGATGACTCGACCCGGTAACATTTCGTGCGAGTAGGCCGCACTGAAGTGACCATTACCCAGCAGGTGGAACCCAGCATCACGCATGAGGGAACCAAGAGAGCACCACCAGTCTTGATACTCCAGACCGTTCGAGCTATCGGTGTCGTTACCATCGCATGTTTCACCGTTCACGATGTCAGCAGCTAGTGCCACCAGAAGAGGCTGGCGCTTGTCCAGTTCGCTAATCGGTAAAGCCTTGATGAGTGCCAGACGTGCCTGAATGTCGGTGTAGTTCATTAGATTGTGTCCTTTAAGAAAGAGAATTGAGGATTAAACGTGCTTCTTTACATGCCTTTGCTACCTTTCTGGCGGGTATCCGCTTCAGGTGCAATGCCCGCATTAGAGTCTTGTTGGTAGCACCGTATGCCAGTGTGTACAGAACTTTCTTAGTTAAACTATCAGTGTGTTGCAACATAGAAGATACCAACCTTGTTAGCCTTAAAGCGCCCGTTACGTTCACGGACTGTGAATCGTGGCAGAAAGCCATACTTCAAGTGCGAGAAGTTAGCCTTGTGTACCTCGAGACCCTTGCGGAAGTCTCTTAGGAAGTACGCCCCAATCAGAGCGTACATGATGATTACGAAGAGTGCGACCATGTTATGCTACCTGCCAGTATTTACCGAACTCGTCAACCGTGAAGCAGCCTTGGATTGGTGCACCTTTAGGGATGCGCTGGAAGCTACCGTGCAGACGTTCAGCTTTATAACCATCAATGCCTTTAGCATACACTAAGCCAGCCGTGTGAGTCTGTGACTTATAGACCAGTACGCAATCTTGTTCCCACTCGTTACAAGCCAGACGTGCGACATTGAGAACCTGTGCCTTGTCTTTACAACGTACACGGATTGTTTTCTCTTCAGTCGGTGCACTTGAGATGGCTTCGCGGTAACAGCCAGTTAAATCGGTAGACTCAACGCTACCATAAAGACCCGGTGCGTTGCGCAGGTTGTTAACCATGTGGCGGTGGCGACTCATGTTGACCTCATCGTCGAGGTTAGAACGGAATGCGCTTACCAGTACATAGAAAACGTTAGCTTGCTCTTTAGTGTGAATCATGGTGATGATTTCCTCGATGTTGGTTACAGTGATTATCATAAAGGCTTCTCTTTCGAGTCACCTTGAGTTAATCGCTAGTGCCGTCATCTCAAGAGTGCTGTTTATCCAAATTGTTAAAGAGCTTTAAGTGCAGGTTTGTTAGCACCGAGTCCCTTTCAGTGTGGGACTTCACGAGAACGTTATGTCGTGGTACATCTTACATCTTATCGTTACTACTTGTCAACTACTTTTGTTTCTCACCGTGACACCTCATGTTGTTTCAGAGGGCGACCAGTTGTTGACGACTGCTATACTACGTTATTGCTTTCGTTGAGTCAACCACTTTCGTATGTCTGGTTGATGACTACTTGAGACCCTTCAGCCTTACCAGATAACTCTAGGTCTTGTCTGGTAGTTGGTAGCGTTGTGTCTCTCAACTGGTAGCTATTAAACCATAGCTGTTTCTTAGAGTCAACCCTTAGTTAGACTTTAAGTTATCTTTAAGTAGTCTTTGAGTTATCCTATAAGGAAGGGATTATAATTAGACCATAATCGACCTATCCCATTAGTGAGTCGCATTAATCAGGGATTGACTCTTAGTCACCTTTGAGGCACTATAAGCACTCAGTCAATTCTACTTGTCTCTCTCATTACTCAGAGACTGCTAAACAGAGTAAGATAGTGATTCTCTTTGTGACGTAGCCTACTGGTCACTGATAAACATAAGG